GAAAACTCAATGAACGTAAAAATCCTCCTAGGCCTCCAATATGGACACCATCTTGATTGACATAATTGATGACTGCAAAGTTACGTAAGAATAAATTCAAACCATCAATGATAAGAACTCTATCATGTTTGTTAAACGTTGCTTTTCCAGGTTCATTACCTGGCTGAATGTTATCTAGTAACTTAAACAGATCTTTTTTATCCATATTATTCTTCGTCAATCAATGTTATATTTTCTTTACTTTCTTCCCATTCTGATTTGTCTTCAGTAAGACCAATACCATCAAGACTTCCTAAGATATGTACCCACTCATGAGCATGTTGTTTCTTATACTCATTAATATCTTTATTATCATCTTTAATAAAACCATGAACTGTAGCTACAACTGTATTTTTAGTTTGTAGACCTGTAACGTGATTTTTATCTACTGATACTTTAGTGCGAACTGCAAATTCTACTTCTTTACCATCTTTAGTTGCTTTTAATTTACTAGTGCCACTATTAGTAATATTACCAAATGTGATTACAATAGAGCCATCTAAAAACATTGTCTCACCATTTTTCATCTTCATTTTAGGTTGAGCAAATATATTTTCAGCTGGTGCGATCCAGATCTTATTAATTGCTACCATTGAATTTGTAAATTGTGAACTTTCTTTACGTGATAATGGAAAACGTTGATTAATAAAATTTCCAAATTGTTGTGACATTGCACCTGCATTCCACATTGGATTATTTTTATTTGCTTCAACACTCATTTTACAAGGTATAGATCCTATTGAATCCCAAAAGAAACATAAATCATAAGGCAAATTACCTTTCTTTTGTTCATCTAACAAGTCAGCTATAAACTCTGCTACATCTTCAATAGTACCTAATGTACTTCTGTCAACATATAGGAAGAAACCTTTATAATCTACAATTTCACCTGTTGTTGTGTCAACAACATCTTCAATTTGAAAACCCATTTGTTTAGCATGCTCCCAAGACCATTTCATCTCTGTAATAATGAACACAGGCAAAATGCCCATTTTCTGGGCATTAATTGCCAACTCAAGTAAAGCTGTTGTTTTACCTGTATTACTGTGTCCTCTTAAAAGATTAATATGACCTATGGCTGCACCTGGAAGTGAAGTTGAATCTTGTAATGCTTCTGAAAATGGAATCCATCTCTGTTCTTTAAACTTAACTGTGCTGTTAAGTAATTTTTTCTCTTTGAATTTATCAAGGTTAAAACTTGATTTAATTTCTTCAGAGACTGCTGTCATTAAAGATTCTTTCTTTTTAGCCATAATTTGTATTGATTAATTTTTATTCTTCGTCTTCAAATAAAGCATCAAACTTAGCTGCTTTAGATGTTTTAGTTGATGATGCTTTTAAAGCATAATTAGCTTTAGGAGCAGGAGCTTCATCTTCTCCATCCTCATCATCTTCCCAAGGTAAGTCTTTAGGAGCAGTATTAGTTGCCTTTGTAGGTGTTGCTACTTCTTCTTCCTCAGTTTCAGCTTCAGGATTTAAAAATTTCTCCAATACATTTTTAAGATCTTCAAATGTCATCTTCTTTTGAAGTTCAAGAACATTTGGTTGTTCAGATAACCAAGACTTAATTTCATTTTTATCAGTACCAAGTGGTGATGTTTTTGGTTTAACACGAATTGAACACTTGATACCTTGACGACCACCAATATCACCAGTCACTGCTTCAACTGTGAAGTCACGACCATCATTGATGTCTGTAAAGTCTCCATAATCCTCATCCTCAGCAATACCGAGCAATTGTATATAGATTTCTTTACCAAATTCCCAGAGGCGAACACCTTTATCTTCTTCACCACGAACAACTACAGGAGCAAAAACTCGCATTTTAGGATCTAATTTCTTAGCCAATTGCCAATTTTCTTTCTCACTTGTGTTACGAAGTTGTTTAGCGAACTCAACAATAGGATCTTTTTCACCCCAGTTGGTCAAAGCATAAATAGGAAATTTAGAGAATCCGTAGTGTACAAACACTTCTTGAAATGGATTTTCTTTGTTGAGAGTTGAAGGTACAATTCGGATTTGATACTTACCTTCTTGTTTTGGTTTCCAATAGTACTTGGAATAATCGACCTTTTCTTTTTTCTGTCCGGACGACTGTAGAGAATTCAATCTCTGTTTGATAGCATTAATGTCCATAAAAATTTGGTTTTTAAATTGTTAATATAATATACTACTTATTTTTAATAAGGCCAAGCTAGCTTCTAAGAGCTTATAAACGGCCATGTCTTAAGTATTCAGTGTTAACGTTAGTTACCAATAAATTACAACTCAACAATCTTATACACCTTTGTGTTCAATTGTTTTAATTCATTATGTTGGGTTAATAAGATACAATTCCTATAATGCATCCAGTTAATTCTGTAAGTCACATCCACTACACCACCATTTAGCTTCTTAATTAATTCATTAAGTGCGTTAATAGTGTATAGCGTGTTAGTTTCCTTTTTACGGTGAACCAATATAGTGTTTTCAGGAATTTCGTTTAAATTGGAGTAGTCGATATTATATGTGCAAACATATTCATCGCTATTCTTGATCTGTAAGACAAATATTTTGTTGTACAGTACATCATACTGGCTTCTTATATTGTCTATAAGACTATCAATCTCATCTAATTCTGAAAATGTGCAAAATAGTTTGTTACTCACATCATCAAAGTTTAAGTCTGTTATATCAAACCCATAAGGTTTATTATACATATGTTGTGAGTAAGCTAAGGTCATAGTAGTTGTATCCATATTTCATTTTGTATTTTAAGCCATAACTAGCAAAAACAGAACATATATCTTCTAACAATTCTAATTCATCTTTGCTAATGTCAAATAAGAAAGCGTCGTAAGTATACAATACTAATTTAGTTTTATGACCTTTTATTATTGGTAATATATCTTGTAATATTAAAATATTTTGTGATGTTTCTAAATTTTGGACCCAATAATTAAATAACTTTTGAGGACCCATATTAGGTAGTTGTTCCTTATAGAACCTATGATTTGATATAGGGCATTCAATATAACCCTCAGTATTAAACTGTTCCCATAAAGTATCTATTAATGTTTGGGTTTTAGAGAAAAATTCTAAATCTTTATATTGATCAAAAATACCTCCATACAGTTGTTTAAAGGTAAGTTCTTTACTTGTTTTATAATCTACTCCATACATTTGAGCCATATGATCATGTATTGACTCATCTCCAAAATCATATCCTATTTGTTTAGCAATTAGGGTTGGGTGGTAAGAATCAATATCAATATCAACAAATTTTCCATTAGTAGAAACAAATGCTTGTCTACTTTTATCTTTAGGTAAAACAGCAAAATTGATACCATTGAAACTATTTGATGGTCTTTTAGTTGTAGTGTCTACATTGTACTGTGAGTATACTACATTGTTTTTTATTGAATAGAGGGTATTGTTTGGTGTAAAATAATCGTCTATAAGCGTTGTATTTACACTAATACCACTTGATTCTATAATGTAGAAACACTCTATTGCTTTATTATAAAATTCAGATTGTAAAGTGAAGTTTATATGTTTAAAATATTCTTCACAGCGCTCATAATGCTTAGCAATAGGAATAAATTTGTTTATATCATTTCGGTTTGGATATTGCCTATGGTAATAATCATAGATAGGAAATGATAAGTTCTCTGTATTGATAGGGGCATGTATTAAATTCTTTTTATTTAAAAAATACATACTTGTTTTCTTATCTCTAACAAATACTTCTTTATAACTAGCTATAAACTTTTTTACTTGTTGAAATGGAATTAAAAATGCTTCATTATGTAAGATAGGAATAACATATCCTTTTTTATCACCTTCAGGTCTAATATAAACTAATGAAACATCATTTAAGACAGGATGTATTAGATCATGATTTAGAATAAGCTCAACAAAACATCTGTTAGTTTGCTGTTGAACAAACTCTTCAAATTGATGTTGACTTTCTATTAGATAATACATAACCTTTATTTACCATAATATAACAAAAAATTATCTTAAGCCAAGCTAAGGTTTTTCTTTGTAATATTGAGTCCAGTTTTCTTTTAAATAAAGACCTAAACCAAAAACTGATTTTTTTTGTTCAACTGTTATAGTAGAGTTTTGGTTTGTTTGAGCTACTTGATTTATGTCACCTGTTAATTTCCATATTAAAAGAACAGGATTATATAATTGCCAAGGCACTTGAGGATTACGTTGGATATAACTGTCATAAGTTTTTTTATCTGTTTCAATAAAAAGAGGTTGGTTATATTTCACTAAAAAATGACGATTAAAAAATCCATTTTTATAGTCTTGGTCTGTAGGGAAAAGTGGGGATTGAGCAAGACCAATTGGTTTTGGCAGTCCAGTTATAACTTTTGTTGGTTCAAATTTAACTATTTCCTTTGAATTGGGGGTGTTTTGATCTTGGCCTGTAAAGAATTTCCCATTATATAAAGCATAGTACGGTCCAATATAAAAGTCACTTGTGCCTTGATAAACAAATTGTTTATTAGAAGCATAAAGACCAGTTTTAATTTTATTTTTAGGTAGATAAGCCATTACTCAGATTTTGGTAATAATGAAATTGGTGGTTTTGGGTTTTGAAGTGGTTTCTTATAAGGTATACCTATAGTATTAATAACTGTTTCCCAACCTTTAGAAGCATCTACTTTATGTTCTATAGTTGTAGTTATAAATTTTAATCTATTATAATATTCTTTAGGCAATAGGTTTTCAGTTATAGTAAAAACTTGATATTGTTTGAGACCACTTATACCTTTAACCGTTAAGTTAAGATTTAAAGGTATAAATATAGTTCCAGGTATAGTACCATCTTGTGTAGCATTATATAAATCTTTTTGAAGCACATTCATAATATAATTACTATAGTAATCAATATCATCAGGACTTAATGATTTTTTCTGAGTGGTGGAATTTAATAATGTTATAAAATTACTAAACTCTTTTTCAACATTAGCTTGTTCTTCAGCTATTTTCTTTTCAGTATCTTCATCAGTTGGATTATTAGCATTAGCTTTAACTGTCACAATTCTATCTGTTATACCTGAATTAATATTACTGTATGAAGTTGAAGCAGCAGATAAGGAACTGCCTCCTCCTTGCGCGCCTAGAGCTATAGCATTTCCAATTGATGAATATATATCTGTTTTTAAGCCAAAACTTGTAACAAAACTACCTGTCCCAGGAGTTTGTTTTGGATTAAAATAATTAACACTAATTTGAGATATTTCATTAGTAGCTTGATATTTCACAGGCACTAAAGCTGTGTCTACAATAGAAAAAGTATTAGTAGCATCATCATAATCAATTTCAAATTTATTTATACCGCCTAAAGCTGAGCTAATACCATCTAATAATGACATTATAAATGATTGTAAAGCTATATCACCATCCTCATCTACGTTATTATCTAAAGAAGATATAATGTAATCTATATTAACATATATATGCATAGTTTTAGCTACATATGGATTCGCGTCATCTTTAATTCTATATTTAGTACTAATATTACTCATAGGCCCTGTTTTAGGATCAGTAGATAAAGGTATTAAAGCTATTCTAGGATCAATAGGGACTTGGTTAAGTGTAGTTAAACACTCATTAGCATCATAATCATGATTTATTTTAAATATTGGAGGTGAACCATGAGTTGGTGCATCAGGAGAAGGAGGTGGTTGGTTTAATGTTTGAGCATTTGAAAGTTCTTCTAATTTTGTAGAAGAATAAATTTCATTTTTACTGATATCGTAATATAATATAAATGATTCTATTATTCGTAATAAAGCACCTAATTTTATATAATATTGATCACTTTGAATGTCTTTTCCATTTTTATTTGTTGTGACTTGAAGATTTGGAAATTTTACTCTAATAGCTTCTTTTTCAGATAAAACCTTATTAGATGTTAAAGCACTATTATCATCCCCAGGTTCATTATAATTTGATTTGCGGCTAGATAAGCATTCTAGAGCTTCAGAATTTAGACAATTTTCAGGATCTCCAGTGTTATATCCATTTAAAAAACCATCTTTATTTAGTTTTCCATTTTGTCTAATTGTGCCTAGTATATGATGAAGATCAGATTTAGAATATCTATTATCATCTTTGTCTTCTTTTTTATTTGGGTCAAAATTAGTGTTAATTTTTAATGATTCTATAACATCACCAGTAGATATAGCTGAAATGGTAACAACATATGTTCCATTTTCTTGGACTTCCCATTGAAAGTTTTTAATCCATCCAAAAAAAGCATCATAATTACCACATGATTCTTTTCTTCTTTTTTCTAATTCTACTAATATTGTAGATGAAGTTTTACCTCCAGCTAAAAAAGCATCAGAAAAATTAGGTATATCAAATCCTTGTTTTAATTTTCCTTCATTATCATAATAAACTGTGTGGCCCCATTCTAACAATAATGTGTATTTCAATTTTAAAAACAAAATGTTGATAATATGAAGCTGAGTTATGTTATGACATATAAGTTGAATATTAGCTTCACGGATTGTACCACGGTTTAAGGTTTTAACATCCATTTGAGTTATACCTGGTGGTGGTACAAAACCATAGTCTGTACTAGAAGCAAATCCATATGATGAATCTGATAGATTATATCCTACACCTGAAGTGAAATTTCCATTAAAACGAGCGGCTTCTAAAATATATTGTTTAGCTAAAAGATTCCCAGCTAAATTTAATGGTAAACCATATTCTGTTAAAACATTTGGTCCTACATCAACTCCTGAGGTTAATCTTATAAAAGTAGTATTAGAAGTTAAATATAATAATAAATCATTATCTTTATTAAATGATGATAATTTTTCTTGACGTTTGTTAATTTGATTTTTAACATAGTCTTTAAAAGTTTCCCCTAAAATAGCCATAACTATGAATTTAAAGCATTGTAACTTGATATTATACTAGACACATCAGATGGAATTCGAATTTGAGTTTCTAAAGGCAAATACAATGAATTTTGAAAAGCATTAGGATTAGCTATAGATATTATCCACCACAAAGTAGGATCACCATAATATTGATTAGCTAATAAATCAAATCTATCACCATCAGCTGATATGACATAAATATCATTAACAGATAAAGGGACTTCAGGGTATTGAACAGCCCTGTAGTAACTTACACCTTGAGGGTTTTTTATGACACGTGTATTTTGGTAGCGATTCATAACTTTAAATAATTATTTAAAAACCACGAGGAGAATTTGACCTAGCTCTAGATACATAGTTAGAATAAGCTATAGATTGGTCATTAATAAATGATCCAGAATATGGAATATCATATTGAGGAGCAAAATTATGAATAGGTGTAAAGGCCATAGTTACATCCATCATTCGAGGTAATTGTCCTACATTGTCATTGTTTAACTCTACTAATCCATTAAATATATTTCCTTCTTGGTCTCTATTTATATCCCAACCTGCTTCAAAATTAGGTTTTAAACTAATACTGTTAACTATCCCAGGCATTTGATTAAAATAATTGCCAACTGTTAGTTTCACAATATTACCCATCATAAAACCTTGATTAGAATAAGTAGGTGCTGTAGTTCCAACTAATTTGTTTAATTTTTTATATAATGGTATCATTTCAGCTCTAGAGTGAGCATATATAGTAAAACTTAAAGATATATCTCTAGTAAATCCACTATATTTATAAAAATTTTCTGCTCTACCTATATATTTGTAATTCTGCCAATCTCCTTTATAATTATCTCCTAAATCATTTATATACGCTCTAAAAAATAAATAATCATTTTGAATAGTAGAGTCAGATGAAATAGCAGGGTTTAATATTTGAAAATAAAATCTTACTAAGTCTTTATTTTTCCATTCAGACGCTTCTTCTTCATTATTTATTACAAATAACTTATTGATTTCATCAGAATTTACAGAACCATTTGGATTTTGAAGTTTTTTTCTATCTTGTACACGATATTCAGTTTTAGCTGTACCGTATGTTATTTCTCTATTGAATGTAGTATATGATGTTTCTGGGAGATTAGCATTTGGGTTAACAGCGTTTATAATAGCTCTAAAATCTGTAAATCCTGATTTGTTTACTTTATCAATAAAAGAAGGATTTTCTTTTAGTAAATCATTATCATAAGTATAAACATTATTTTGATTATACAATATGTCATCATGTTCAGTAACATTTAAAGAATCTAATTTATAAGTATTAGTTCTATCTCTAAAAGTATAACTACCATTACCAGCTAATCTTATTCTAGTCCTACCTATACCTCCAACTGAATCTGGGCCTCCATCATAAGAAAGAGAATATTCAGAGTCTCTACTTATATGAAATGCTCTTTCTTGGGATGTTCTTGATTCTGATCTACCTTTACTAGATATTTTATTATCAAATAATAAAGATAATCTACTAACATTATCAACTACATCCTTATTTAAAGTGTAATTAAAATATCCACTAGTTCCTCCTTGAGCATATCCTAATTGAAAAGGATCTACACCTTGTTTATTTAAATGAAAACCTTCAGGTAATACAAGAACTTGTGATAAAGTACTAGTTGGTAAATATACCCTAGTTAAACCCCCAGGCATAGCTGGGTTTTGTCTTTCTAAAGCTATTTGCTTAGTTGTGAATAATACTCCTCTTGGTGAGGAATTATCAGTGAAGAATTTAGTTAATCTCTCAAGATCAGTCAAAGAAGCCTGCAATGCTCCTTGTCTTAATAGAAAATCAGGAGGATTAACTGTTAGACCATCAGGTATAGGAGTGACAATATAGGGTTGGTTACTTGAACCGCCTCCTGGTCTGTCACCCCCATACTTTAATGATTTTAAATTTGTTTTTAGGTTGACTAATTTCATTAATCAGTTGGAGCATTATCTATATATTTAGGTGGAGTCACACCACGATAATTAGATAATTGGGTTCTTCGTAATGAGTCTGCTGGGTCAGGATAAACCGCATCAGGTGGAGTAGCACCATCATAATCTGACAGAAGTGATTTTTGAGTCAACAATCTGTTTTTAAGTCCAAGTATTGCCATGTTATTATTGGTTTTAAGGGTTTATTATAAATATATAAATTTTAATTTTAATAATATTATCCTCCAAAAGATGTTTGTCTTACTTTTGATACAAAAGTAGGTATATCAGATTTAACATCAACTACTATTTTCTTATCAGTGCTAGATGCCATTACTTCTGTTAATCTATTTATAGCAGCTATAACAGCTGAGTTATCAACTACAGTTCCTCCACTAGTTGGAGAAGATTGAGGTTTATTAGTGGTTAAATAAACATTATCTTCTTTAATACCTTGCATTACTGGGGTTAATTGTCCTTTTTGGAATGTAGATACTACTGGACCACCGTTAAGGTTAAGTTCACCGTCTTGGGCTTGAACAATGCCATCTTTTACTTTTTTAACACCACCAAAGAATGAATTTGATACTCCTTGGCCTCCACCTTCAACAAATGAAACTAACGATCCCATTAAACCACTAAATATAGCTCCTACACCTTCAGCTAATTTTTCAGCATCCATAGGATTTTTAGATACAGATTCATGCAATTTAAGCATTTGATCTGATACTTTAACTATAGGAGTAACATCTCCCATGCTAGTTATTGTTTCAGCTAAAACCTTAAATGAATCACTTAAAGTAACAATAGCTTCAGCTAAAGATACAAATTTAGCTGGATCAAAATTTGCTATATTTGTAAGTTGAGTGTGAAGTTGAGGCAATAAATTAATTAAGTCTGAAATGACTTTATTTATTGTAACTTTATTTATATTATCCATTCCTTTTTTAAGGGAAGTCATGCTAGCAGGAAATTTATCTAATTTTAACTCAGCAAATTTTTCAAATGATGTTAAATCTAAACCAGCAAAACTAGTGTTTAGATCAGTAAGGAGTTGTTTAAAACTAGTAAGATCCATCTTACCAAGTCCTGTTTTTTCATCAGTTGATGATAATTTTTTTACACCCTTAATAAAACCATCTACAGATTTGTCTAAATCAGAAAAGTTAGTTCCTAAAAATGATGTTATACCACTCATATCAGAACCAAATGCTATATTTAATTCTGTAAATACATTTTGAAGATTTTCAAATGGATTTTTTGGAGTATTTGCATCTCCAAAATCATAACTTCCACCTAAAGCATTAAGTTCATCTAAAGCTTCTTTAAATTTACCAATTTTAGCTTTAATATCTCCTAATTCCATTTTAGCAAAGTTACTTAGATTTTCAAATACTTTTGAATCTCCTTGAAAAGCTTCACTTAATTTTTCAATAGGTTCTTTTAAATTAACTATATTATTATAATCACCTTCTTTTACTGTACTAGCTACTGTGTTAAGAGCATCTACACCATTTTTAAAATTAGTAGCGGCATTTACTAAATTAGATTTAGCTAACTCAGCAAATTTAAGAATATTCTCCATTTGTAAGCTACCTATAGCATTATCAAATGCTTGAAAAGAGGTAACTACAGGTTGAAGTTGCTCAGAAGTGACATTAATGCTTAATTTAGCAAAATGTTCAATTCCTGCTTTTAAATTATCTCCAGCCCCTACTAAATTTCCTTTAGATAACTCAGCAAATTTAATTATGTTATCTAAACCCGCAGCTGTAAAAGATGTAGAAAGAATTCTAAATGCTGTTTTGATTTTTTCTGTATTCTCTTCTGAGATGTCAAAGGTCATGTTACCTAAGGTCTCAATAGCTGTTTTAAGTTTAGTAGCAGCTTCTTCTAAACCACCTTTAGATAATTCAGCAAATTTAACTATATTGTCTATACCTAAACTTCCAAAAACTTGAGCTAATTTATGGAATGATTTTCGAGTAGCATCTAACTTATCACCGTCTATAACTAACCCTCCAAGCTGTTTTGTAAACTCATCAATTCCTAATTTAAGAGTAGTAACAGCTGATACTAAACCAACTTTAGCAATTTGACCAAATTCTGTTAATTGGCTAAAATCTAATTCACCAAGTACATCTTCAAATTCATCAGCTATAAGCTCTATACTAGCTAATGAGGCTATAACAGCTTCATTTGACTTACCATTAATTTTGATTTTCTCCATCTCGGACATGCCTCTTGCTAAATTGCGAACAGCTCCTACTATACTAACATTAGCTAGTTCAGAAAATTGGAGAAGAGCATCTATATCTAATTCATCTATAGCATCTTCTACTTCATCAAAAACATCTTCTAATTGATCAAAATATTCAGCTAATTTTGATGAGAACCCAGTTATCATGCTTTTATCTAAAGCTTCACCTTTTAAATCTAAAGTAGCTAATTCTTGTATTCCTGCTACTAAATTTTGGGCGGCGCCAGCTAAACTAGCACCAGCTAACTCACTAAAAGCTAAAAGTTCATCTATATCTAATTCATCAAAAGCATCTTCTATTTCTTCAAAAATATCCTCTAATTTATCAAAATCAGCATCTGCTAAATTAGTGGTTAAAGAAGTAATGCCTTTATTTAACTCTACTCCTAAAGTTTCTAATTTTCCTCCACCAGCAACTTTTATTAAAGCATCTAATCCTCCAGCTACAACATACAGAGCACCCCCCATAGCTACTAAAGCAGCTACACCCGCTAGAAAAACTGCAGCTCCAATACCAGAAGCCATAGCTGCTCCTAATCCTAATACTGCTCCTGTTAATAATACTAAAGCACCAGCAGCTATACCTAAATCTTCTGCTTTAACAGTAGCAAATTTATTCATAGCATCAGCCATAATCCATAGTGATCCAGCCATTATTACCATAGCAGCTGATGCTACTAACACATCACCTTTTCCTAAAAGTTTACTAAGAGCAAAAACAGCACCTCCTAAAGCTAATAAAGCAACTGTTCCTTTTCCAATATCTTCCCAATCAACTAAAGCAAACTCTTGGAATGCTTTAGCTGCTATATATAATGATCCAGCTATTAAAACTAAAGCAGCAGATGCTTTTAGTAAACCTCCAGCTGCTTTTCCCATTGTTGAACCAAATTTTGATAATTTACCACCTGCTTTATCAGCTCCTTCTGGGACAGGGACAGCTCCAGGAGCTGCTCCTCCGGCTGCGGCCATTCCGCTCCCAGCTGCTCCCGCTGCTCCTTTAGCTCCAGCAGTGACAGATGAGGCTTTACTTCCTAATCCTTCTCCAGCTGCTTGTCGAGCTAAAACCATTTTTCGCTTATCAGCAAAACTAGTTGCTCCAGCAACTCCACCTGTGACTCCTGTTGTAGCGCCCGCAGCTCCAGCGGCTTTACCTCCTTTTCCAAAAAATCCTTTGATTTTATCCATTATCCCACCACCTTCACCTTTTCCTCCTCCAGGTATTCCATCAGCTGATCTAATCCACATAGCATTCACGCGGCTACCGCCTGGGGCTCCTAACACAGCACTTTTAAGACTTCTAGCGGCAGTTAAAGCTTTAAAAGCTACAAATGTTATAGCTATTTCTTTTAAATGGTCTGTAATAAAGCCAAAAAGTTTTGTTACACCTTTAGCTAAGGTCTCAATAAATGATTTTATTTCTTCTTTGTTTTCATTTATTTTTTTAAGAACACCCGCTACTCCTCCAGCTAAAGCTTTAATCAATGTTCCTACTGTAGGAGCTATTTCTTGAATAATACTAGCTAAATATTTTACTATAGGTATAACATCTTTTTTAATAACAGGTCCTAATGATTTGATTAAGGCAAATAAAGTCTTACCAGCACCACCTGCTACTTCAGTTAGCATTTTAGCTAAGTCTAATATAGCAGGCATAATATCGTTTTTAAGGACATCAGACATTGCTCCTGCGCTATCAGGTGAGAAGAAAGCTGTAATTGCTTTACCTAACTCAACAAACACAGGTCTCATGCCGTTTATAGCAGTCATAAACATTTTTATGTTTGCTGGGCTGAATACTGCTTTAAATAATGGCCATAATCTTGTAGCCATATAATCTCTAAAATCTTCTAAAGCACGAGACATAGCTTCAGCTCGTTTAGAAGCAGCTAACTGGTTAGATATGTCAGCTTTTGTCATTCTCTTAGCTGCTTCTTCTCTGCTAATATTATGTTTATCCATTAACCCTTGTAGGGTTTTTTCAATATCAATTCTATCAGCTCCAAATTTATTGACTAACAGCTGTTGAGATCTAGCTTCAAGCAATTTATCTTTACTTATACCTAAAGTTTTAGCTAATGCTTCTTGATTAAGAACATTACCTTCAATAGCAGCTCCTTGAGATTGTAATATTTTATCTAATTCTTTAGCCGCTGCGACTGTGTCTCCTCTTAAAGCAGCTTGTTGATAAGCATCAATATTAATTTCTCTGCCGGTTAAAGCTTGATACTCTAATTGATTTTGAATAGAAGATTCAAAATCTAATGTTTGCTCAGCAGCGCTAGCTATTTCATCTAAAGTCATATTTAGTTTAGTAGCTTGATAAGCGGCTTCAGCTAATGCTTTAGGATTTTGTTTTAAATTAAATGTTACAGCGGCACTAGCTTTAAGAGCTGTTTGTTCTATTAATCTTTGACTAACAGATGTTTTATATTTACTATTTAATAGTGCTCCTTGAACTTTAATATTTTCTAAAACTTCTTTAGAACTTTTATTTTGTGTTATACCTAATCTCTCAAGTTTACCTGTTTCCTCAGCTGAATATCCTAGCCAATATGATAAGTCATGAGCGTCTTTTACAGATTTGGTCATTTGAGAAGCAAATAAACCTGTACCATCTGTTATAGCTTTAAGAGCAGGGCCTGCTTCAGCTACTCTCATAAAAGGATCAGCTGCTGCTGCAGCATTTAAACCATTTCTTATAGCATTTACTTGTCCACCAACTGCACTAAAGTTCTGAGCAGCAAATTGACCTGCTTTAGCATATTTTTCAAACACAGCAGCAAATTGATCTGCCATGCCCCATAGATTTTTAACAAAACCTACTACAGAACTAACACCTCCTTTTAATAATGAGAAACCTTTTTTAATTAAACCAACACCAGCTGATACAGCTTTAGCTGCTAGTCCAGCCATAACTAAAGGATCAGTTAGGTTTTTCATTATAGACCCACCTAAAGAACCTATACCAGCTTTTAAAATTTTAAATTGACCTACTAATCCTGCTGATTTTGTGCCTCCTTTAGTAACTTGGTGAGCTACTTCTTTCATTTTTTCTTTAGCTTCATCCAAACCCATTTGGTCTGCTAATGATCCTAAACCAGCTTTGTTTAAAGCCTTACCTATGCCATCTATAGCTGCTCCGCTTAAACCAAGAGCTTTTTCAAGATTTTTAGCTTTTTGAGTTTCTTCATCTATAGTTTTAAGTAAACCTTTATAAAGTTCATTTTGATTTTCTAGAATTGAAGCATTTTCTTTTAAAAGACCTTGGGTTTTACGTAAAAGTTCACCTTGTTTTTCTTCTTTTTCATATATAGCATCTATAGTTTTTTGATATTTATCAATTAAACTTTGTGATGCATGTTGGTTTTTTAATCTTTCAAGATGTTTTTCTTTAGCTTTTTTTAAATTTTCAAGATTTTCTAATTCTGATTTTTGTTCTTTTTCTTTATCTTTTAATAATTCTTGAGCATTCTCAAGTTCTAATCTAGCAAGTTCAGCTTTTTTCTTTTTATTAGCGAGCTCTTTAGAAGAAAGTTCACTTATACCTTGTTGATGAGACTGAATTTGGCTGGCTAAAGATGATAAATTATTATAAATCTTATTAGATTCTCTTAAACCAATATTAGCATTACTAATTTCTTGAACAATTCTTTTAAATCCTACAGCAGCGTAAGATATTTCATCATTTTGTTCTTTAAATTCTTTATTAAGTTTTTCAAAAATAAACTTAATATTATCAGCACTTTTTTCTAAATCTTGTAAATTAGTTGTGTCTACATTTTGTTTAAGAGCTTTAGAGAGTCTTTCTATCTCTAAAAGCATTTTCCTTAAATTATCTGCTTCCTGTGGGGTTAGTGCCATAGTGTTTTATAATAGTAATATATTATAAATATTAATACTTTGGAGCTTTATTGGCTAATTTACCTTTAAAATGGTCTGGGAGTTGAATTTTACCATCTTTAATAGCGTTAGTTTGAGAAGCTAAATCACCATTTTTATTACCATTTTTCTCTTCATAATGTTCTTTCATTTTATGGAAAGTGAATTTACGAAGCCAAATGGGCATGTTATAGACTGTCTCCCAGTCATAACCGCCCTGGCCATGAAAAACTATCTCATGAATTTGAGTAAATAAATTAACTCGGAATTGTTTGGCTATCTCAGAGGTCAGGCCAAAAAAAGCTAAGTCCAATGGGAATGTTAACTTTTGAGTCGCTCCCTTCGGGAAAAAAGGTCAGATCAACATCTGGTTGTACCTCCTTTATATGCTCTCTAAAAGCTTTAGAATCACGAGCTAAAAAAGCGTTATCAACAAAATGTCTAATGTCTTTAGCTTCTTCATTACCATCAACAGAAGTAATCATATACTTTAAACGAGTTGACAATTCTGGTGATGCGTTTTTATTAATTTTCTTTATACCTTCTAATTCAGCATTAATTTTTTTCTCATCATACCCTGTTAAAAGTTTGTAAGTAATTTTAGTACCAGTTGAAGGAAGAGTATAAGAAAATTCATTCACTCCTTTTTTAAATAAAGATTCATCTAAAGACTTATTTTCAATAAGTGATAAATCAATAGTTTGTTCTTCACCATTATAAGTAAATGTATACTCATTACCATAGCCTAAAATACGAGCTGCTACTAATAAAGCATTTTTATCACCTACAATTAAATCTTCATATTTTACACCTGGAGTGATGATTAAAGATTTAATTAACTCATCTAATACTGTTCCTTTTTGAATGTAAGATTGATTAGTCAAAATGTCTTCTTCTTTAGCGGTCATATATTTCATTTCAATTTTACCACTTGATAGAGGACTTTCTTCTGGGTAAACTAAACCTTTAGAGGGTAGTTCAATAACTTCTGTTGGGATACTTAATTTGTTTTCCATAAATAATTTTATTATAACATTTTTGTTTGTTACTTATAAATATATAAGAAAAAAAGAAGCTCGCATTTTTTGCGAGCTCTTTTTATAATTGTTGAGTTTAACTTTTAGTAGTTTAACACGGCGTAGTCAATTGCTAATGTCATTGTGATGTTTATAGCAGTATTTTCAGTATCCCAGTTATATTCACCGAAGTTAGCGTCTTTTACAAATGCGCCTTTAAGTACCCATTCTGCTACTACATCACCCACAGGGCCGAGAGCATTGATAGTTAAATCTTTCTTATAGAAGTCAGAGTATCCATCTCTACCTGTAACAGATTCGTGTGATAAACGAACCCATTCCATGATTACTTGAGCACCAGAAGGTGAGATTGGATCGTGAAGTGTCATAGTAACATCACCCCAAACTGTTTTACCTTTAACTTTACGTAAAACGTTAATATGGTTTAATACTACTTCACCTTGAGTTAAACTTACAGCACTCACACCCTTGATCATCCAAGTAGGCACTCCATCCATATATAGGATAAATCGGTTAGCCTGTTTTGGTTCGAATGCTGTGAAAAACATTTCGTTATTATTTATAATTGCCATTTTCTTTTAGTTTTTATTTGTTAATAAATATTTAAACAGTTAACCTTTTATTATTCAAAAGTAGCACCAGTTGGAGTAAGTGTGAAGTTCAAGTAAATAAATTCAGCTGTCTTTGTTGGTTGTAAGTAAATTTGACCTACTAACTCGTTTCTGTCAATTACAGCAGCGTTATTAATAGAATCATCCATTACAACTTTGAACGCGTACAAACCTTGTCTTTGTTGAACTGATTCAAGATATGGGTTAACATTAGCTAAGAATGAGTTTCTTGTAGAAGCATTGTTCTGTTGGAATACTAATCCATTAGCAATTTGTCCGATATATCCTTTAAGCGCAATCATTAAACGACGAACATTGATACGGTCAAGAGCAGAAGCTCTAGTTTGTAAGGTTTTGTTACCATATACTACAACACCTTGACCAGGGAATGTAGCTAATGGATTAACTTTACCAACATATAAACTGTCGCGAGTTGATTGTGATAATTTAGAAGCAGCTCTGATTACAGTGCTTAATCCACCTCTGTTAATACCAGCTGGAGCAAACCATGGCTCAGCTACTCTATCGTTATAAGCATAAACACCTGGAATCATTACTGATGCAGGTACATTCACATACTGACCAGTAGCTGGGTCAAGTGTTTGGACCCATGGGTAATAAGCAGCACCATATGATGAATCAATAGTATTTGCTGTAGCAACTACATCAGCAGCTGAAGCTGTATAAGCTCCTAAATCCATAACATACACACTATCACCTCTATTTTCAGTGTTTGTAAGAGCAACACTCATTGTAGTGTCATGATCTTCATAGTTCAAACCAGGAGTTACTAACACATTAAATTGATAATCATTAGCACTAGCTAACAAACTAATTGAAGCTGTGTAGCAATCAGCATTAACACCTTGCATATCAATAGGTGTAATATTTTCATACCACTTAGCATCAACATTTACTTTACCAGTACCGCCGTTAAATGAACCAGTTGTGTTAGCACCTGTAGCTATAGGAATAGAAGATGTATAAGCATTAACTGGAGAGCCACCTACTAAGTATTGGGGGGTTGGGCTAACTACTTGTTTAACTCTTACATATCTTGATTTATTAGGATAAGTACCTGTAATTTGTAAGGTATCTTCACCATCTAAATTTACCTGAGTGAATGAGTAATCACCAATTCTTCTAGCTACATAATTCTCAGAAAGTGGATCCATTGATAATCCAGTATATGTTTCTAGAATAGCTGGGTTTCTATCATCATCATCACCTCTACGGATATACAAGTTAAATGTACCTGTATTAATGTTTGGAGACACAATTTGGAAACGAACGCTATGAATTGAAGCTGAGCCTAAGGTATTAAATGCATTGTTAGCATTAACTGAAGTTCCAGTGTTCATATTAGCACCTTCAGAAATAGTAGCTAAAGTAAATGCTACTTTAGAGCCACTACCAGCGATTGAAGCTGAAGCAGGAGAGTAAGCACCTGATACAACACGAGTTACTAATAATGTCTCACCTCCATTTTGGAAGTAATTATAAGCCATTATAGAGGTAAAATACGAGTATGAACCTGAGTTTGCTATAACTTCTACATCACCAAAACGACTAATAAAGTCAGTATAAGATGTAACAGTTACAGGAATACCAACAGGGCCTTTAACAGTTGGACCAATGATAGCAGCACCAATTTGAGGTGGTTGTTCTGCTATAAATGAAGTGTCTATCTCTCTTGATAAAACACCGGGGGATAATAAAATTTCTGCCATGTTATTTAAGTTAATTAATTGTTTTTAATATGGGTTTGATGATAAATATCCTAGAACTGTTCAAAAAACTAAGTGCTCATAAACTCTCCTTTTTCCAAATTAATAGTACCATCACCGTATTTTGATTGTAATTGTTTTCCTAAAACATCTTCTTTTTGTTTTAGTTTTTCATAGTCAAGTTTTAGTTTTTGTTTAGTTAATTCTAATTCTTGAAATTGAATTTCAATAGTACCAAACTTATCAATTATAGAATATCTTTCTTGTTGAACTGCTTTTAATTGTGTAATCTCTTCTTGGGTTAAAACTTTTGTTTCCATTTTTTAATTTATTATAAATATTTAAATTAGTATTACAAACCTAAAGCTACTATAAATGAAGTCATATCATGGTATAGTATTCCATCTACAGGTAAATCCATTTGTAATAATACTACTTCGTGATCTAATTCAATACCCACTTGCAAATAATTATGAATTTCATATCCTAAACCTGATGTAAATTCAGTTTTGGTGAAGTATCTATTTTTACCTTGAAAATTTATTCCATTTTCTATTGTTGTAATCATATTTTTATACTTTTGTAGCTATAAATCTATAAGCTCGAGTTAAATCAGCGGTTGTTGCGTTAGCGGCAGCAAATATAAACCACTTATCTGTTGTCCAATCTATATTAAGTGAAGAAATACCACCTGTTCCTGCTGAGATTGTACCAAATTCATCACTAGGTAAATTACCTGTTGTAGGACTGAAAAGTGTAGTTGATGTAGAAGAACTAACAAACAATAATCTAGTCATACCTAGTCCTCTAACGGTAGTTGTATTAAACCTAGCTACTTGAGTGGCTCCAGTAACTGATCTAGAGAATTCAGTAGTTGAGCCAGTAATATAAAAATAAAAAGATGTATTTGAAGCAGCGTTTGGTTTATCCCAATAACACTGTATTCTAATAGTATCTCCTACAGTGAAAGTATTAGCAGGAATAAGAAGATTATAACTAGCTGATATGGCTGCAGAACCAGTTAAATCTAATCCAGTTCCCATATATTTGGCTATTATATTTGAAGTACTAGGGATTACTGATCCAGTTGGTATACTAATAGTTGCATTATTAAAACTAATAGCACCGTTATTAAATCCTATGCTAGCGGAAACAGAACCACTTATAAAATATACAGAACCATTACTAACATATATTTCATTCCAAGCAGCAGTTGGTGATCCTAAATTATATAGAGAAGTGTTATTTGTATATGGACCCTCAGGAATTATGTCTCCATTTACAATAATTTTATCATTTTCAGACCAATCAACTAAAATTGTTTCTCCATCAAGACCATATAGATATCTATCACTCCAATTAATAGAAGTAATACCATTTGTATCTCTAAGTTGACTATCACCCCATCCAACAGATGTAAAACCACTACTGTAGGATAGTGTAGATACAGTAGTATCAATAATTTTATATTTAGGAGATGTATTATACACAACAAATCCACCAGAAACTATTAAACTACCTGTTACTTGAGCACTACCTGTTAATAATAAAACATTAGAAGCACTATCAAAAGTAAAGTTTGATGAACCACTAAATCCTCCAAGTCCATTAAATTGAATTTGTTTATTTAGTCCCCCAGGTGTTCCACTTCCTCCACCCCCAACAGCACTAGCAGATACATATGTTAGTAATCCAGATGCAGAATTGTAAACCACAACATGCTGTTGTGATTGTGATTGCATCATAGGCATAAACACAGATCCAGTATAATAATCAGAAGTAACATCTAATATTGGATAACCAGAAATGTCTGTGACTGTGAATATAGATCCAGAGAAAGTATCATTTACTGTTAGTAAATTACCTTGAGAACCATAAACTTGAGCTAATGTTGAACCAGATCCTATTACAGTTAATTGGTTTCCATTTGAGCTTGAGAATAGGACTTTAGAAGCAGTGATATATTGTGTTATTGATACAGATCCAGTAACGCCTACTGATCCTGTCACTTGTAGCGATCCTGTTACATTGGAATTTCCTTGAGAGAAATACCCATTTTTTATTACAAATTCATTTGCCATACTTTAAATCTTTTCCCTATCCCAGATTTGTTATTAATAAATATTAAATCTTCCTTTATGTGCGTTAAAGTTTTGAGTTACTTCTGCTTGGGTAAGTTCGCGGTTGTAGACTTTTATTAAAGCGGCATCATATGTTGTGACTCTGCTAAAAGCATTATTTCTTCTAGTTCCAAAAGATATATTACTTGTTGATGTTGATGAAAAACTTCTAAAATTAGGATCTTCATCTAATATGAATTGATTCATAGTTAAAGGAACTGAGTTTATGTATATTTTTTGACTTGAGCTAGGAATGTTAGAGACAAGGTAATCACATGCTACAAAAGAATAATGGACCCATTTATCTAGTAAAGTAGTTTGAAGAAAAGATAAATCATTTATTCCAAAAATATCAGAACTATTTGTTGTGAAACCAAATTGACCAGTTGGAGTTCCACTACCTGCTCTAATACTTATTCCATAGTAAGTAGTAAATCCAAAAAGATATGAATTAGCTGTATTGGTATCCCCAGTATAAGAGGGTATTTTAGCCCACATATCAACAGTGACATACTCAGTTGTGCTATTTATTTCATTTATATTATTAATATACATGAACCTATCATTAGTCCCAGCATCATCAGCTACAAAAGAAGCATAACCATTTGCTATAGTTACAGGATTATTTCCATCATTTAAACTTGCTGTGTTATTATATGGAGTTAAATCATACCAAGTAGTTCCACTTCCAGGATATGATCTTTTATTTAATGCATCGTAATGCATTACTAATCCATCTGTTACTATTTTTCCACCTATTGAAGTACTCATTTTATTATATACCTTTTATTATTGTTTTTATTACTGCACCTGTAGATCCTGTCACTTGTAGTGAAGCAGAACCGGCTGTTAAAGCTACTGAGAAGATAAATTCAGAGGTTGATCCTATATCTGTTGTTGTTGTTTCTGTATATCTAATATTACTACCACTCCATATAGACATTATCTGTCCTGCTCTAGCATTTAATCCTGATGTTAAAGTATAATCAAAAAATGCTCCATCATATGATGCTGTTTGTAAGGAATAAATAGTATTAATACCACTTACAGTTGTAATTTTAGCTGTGGTGTAAAGAGCTTGAGCAGAACCAGTACCAAAAAATAATGTTCCATTAACATTAGTAGAACCTGTAATTAAAACAGATCCTGTAAATGAAGCTGTTCCTATAGTTTGAGTAGAACCTGATGTTATAAGAGAACCAGTTAAATATACTTCTGAACTAGAGGATATAAAAGTAAGAGCAGCACTTCCTCCAAATGTACTAGCACTATTAAATTGAATACTGTTAGTAGGAGAAGCTGGGGGTGTGGGGGTTCCACTTCCGCCTCCACCTATTGCACTTGAAGCTGTGTAGTAAACTTGACCTGAAGAAGTATTATACATTAATACTTGGGTTTCAGGTAAAGTAGGAATTCCTTTTAAAAATACATTTGAAGCACTTACTTCAAACCATGATCTTGAAGCAAATAAAAGATTATGTCTATCAAATATTAAACTATATATAGTATATGTATCTCCAGAAAAAAAGTTTTGATTAGCTTCAGGACTTACAGAAATGTCATAATTACCTCCACCATAATTTTTAACACTAGTAATAGTAAAAGTTTCACTACCTGACCCTCCAACTATAGTTATTGTATCTCCAACAGAAGGACCAGTACCTAGTTGATGTTTAAGAGAAAAAGTATTACCTTTATCTGGGGTAAAAGCATTTAGTTGTCCTGAGCCAACAGCTGAAAGAGTTTCTGTTCCATCACCAATTATAAAAGCACTTTGTGATGGTAAAGCTATATTATATTGACCTACTACTGTTGAGTATGATCCAGACGCTATAGTTCCTTTACCTTCAGTGTGGGACCAATTACCTAAAGCTATAGTATTATAACCATTTTGTAAACTATGAGAAGTATAAATATATCTAAAATATTCTTCAGCACCTAATACTCCATTTTTATTATATTGAATATAAGTGTCTGATGGGGCAGCAGAAGCAGTGGCTGCAAAAGAGGCTGTTGCTGCATAAGAAGCACTTGTAGATCCGGAAGCATAAGAAGCACTTAACACACTACTAGAACCAAATGGTCCCCACACATTAGAAGCGGTTATAAATGAAGCAGTATATGCTAATGATGAAGTAAAAGAAAATGAACTTGTATCACTGTAAGATGCAGATAATGCATAAGAACTTGATAAAGCATAACTACTGCTTAAACTATAACTTGAACTTATAGCTTGTGAAGCACTTTGAGCCCAAGAAGCAGTACCAAAAAATCCAACAGTGTTGGGTCCAAATGAAGCAGATATTGCTCCACTCACTATCATTGAACCTGTTAGTGTAACAATATTATTAACATAATTAAAAGTAAAGTTTTCACTTCCACTAAATTCACTTCCACTATTGAATTGGATTTGAGTATTCGCTCCACCCGCAACTCCTGCTCCTCCAGGAATAGTTACAGTTACATTATTTCCATTAGTTGTAGTTGCTACCCCAGCACCTGTAAAGTTTATAGATGCTACAGTAGCTGTTAATCCAGTACCTGAGGATGATATAGCTACATTTGCTGTTGCTGTTCCTCCTAAAGAAGAAGAACTTAAATAAAATAACTTACCTGAAGCTGTATCTACAACTACAACATTTACTTGTGGGGTAGATGTTAGTCCTGGGAAGAAAACTGATTTAGTTACAGTTAAAGAGCTGGAGAAAGAAGCTGTAGTGTTGGTAAAAGAATAAACACTTGGTACTGCAGGATCAGCATTAAAACTTAAATCTATAGATTGAGATGTTATCTCAATGTATGTGTAAGTGTTTGTTGATCCAGCAGCTGTTCCTAAAACATTTGAACCTGTGTTAAAGTAATGAAAACTACCACTAACACCAAATCCTTGAAAAGGATCTGTTTCATTACCTCCTACTAAATCACTATATATAAAATATGAGTATCTATTAGTATCATGTTTTCTATTACCTGTAAATATTAAATCTGTATTAGCAAAGTTAGGGCTAGAAGAAGCATATGATGATGTAGCAGCGAAAGAGGCTGTTAGAGCATAAGAAGCTGTTACTGCTTGCGAAGCAGATAAAGCATAAGAAGCAGAAAAAGCATATGATGCGGATACTGCTTGAGAAGCACTTACAGCCCAACTTGATGTCCCATAAAAACCAACAGTATTAGGCCCAAATGATGCTGATACTGCTCCATTTACAAGCATTGAGCCTGTTAAAGTTACAATGTTTGTAGTTGAATTGAAGGTAAATTCAGGTTCACCATCAAATACTCCAGCATTATTAAATTGAATTTGGGTATTTTCACCACCAGGTATTCCTCCACCTCCTGTTCCTCCTCCACCGCCTACATTCCTAAATAAACCAGCTTGAACTATTTTATTTTCAGCATTGTTTAAATCAGTAGTGTTTCCTTTTATAACTAAGTAAGCTGAAAAAACATAAGAATTTGCTGTAGCATCACTTTCAACAAATTCCTCTGATAATATAGAAGCTATAGCTTCATCATAAGTATCATAAACATTTTGTCCATAATAAACGTGAGCTCTACCAGAAATTGGATTCACCATCACACGTTGAATAGACCAATCAGTACTATTGACAGAAGCTAAAATACCTGTTCCGTTATCATATTTACCTGGGTCTATAGTAGTATAGTAAGAACCACCGTTGTTATCAAAATCATATCCAGACCCACTTCTATATATTCTTACAATACTAGCTGTGTTGTAAGTATACACATTGTAAATACTAGGCTCATTAGGATCATTATTATAATATCCTCCTAAATTAAAAGCAGTACCTGATCCTATATTTAATCTTAAAGTACCAGTTTGACCACTAGTAGCTACACCTTTTAATTTTAATGGTCCAAATGCTCTAATAAAAACATTCTGCTGTCTATCAATATCATAAACAGTTTGAACATTCATGCTAGAACCATTAGTTTCTATATTATCATAATGTGATATTCTACCTAAAGGAATATAGAATTGATATTGTTCAGGAACAAAAAATACATTTTGTTGACTAGCACTACCTTCATTATCTATATAAACAAAAGTATTTTGATATGTTCCTATATTTTCTATACTTTGAGTTATAGAATTCCAAGAAACATATTGAACTACAGGCCCTATTTCAGAATTAGAAGCAGCATTGTGATCAACAATTAAACCAGCTCCAGGGGTTATAAGAAAAGAACTAGCAGAATATGATAATACACCTCCATAAAGAAGACCTGTATTTAACATACCTTCTATCCATTTCCATTTTACAACATTCCCATCTTGTCTAACATACATGTCATATCCTAGGGAAGTGTTGGATGCACTTTGATATAAATAAGTTGAAGAAGGATATAAAAGACCTGTTGGATTTGGGTCTTGAATAGGGTCAAGTCTTAAAGGATTAACATATGAAGCTGTAGCAGCGTATGAAGAGGATATGGTAGAATCTGCTATTGCTGCTTTTCGAGCATATTGACTTATATAGACTTGGGCCATTAACTACTTTTAATTATAAATATTAATTTTAAAGCTAGTTAATATAGTCTTCTCAAATATCCTGTAACATTAGTAACTGAAACTATTTGGCCTCCTACTTCTGAAGCGTATCTCAGGCGAAGTTGCCCTGTTGATGTTACATTAATATGGCCTTGCATTATAGAAGCATTGTTTGTTGTAGCAAAAGATGAAGCAGCTGTACCACCACCATCAAAAGTAGCAAACATAAAAGCAGCTCTATCCGCAACTCCTGTACTATAGCCTATATCAGCTGCTAAGTAACTAAATGCTGTTGTACCACTAATAGAAAGTTTAATTCCTACGGTTGTAGCGGCAGAATTATATGTTGTATATATTTCAAATTCATAAAACCCAGCACTAATATTATTCCAACCAGCTGAACTATGTACATCTGCTAGTGTTGTGCTACCATTATTTACTGTACCACCAGTATAAGCAATAAATGAGGGGGCAAAAGTACTTGATAATGATGAAGCAGTTAAAGCAGTTAAAGCAGTGGTAGCAGTACCATTAAAATTAGTAGCGGTTAAAGTGCTTGTATTAGTACTATAAGCAGGACCATTAGCATATAGTGAAGTATTACTACCTTCAGTACTTTGTACAAACATAGGTATGTAATAATCATTTCCTGATAGCCCATCTATTATAAACACTTGTGAAGTATTTGTAGCATTTGTAGCATTAGTAGCCCAACTTGATGTGCCAAATAATGATCCTGTTATACCACTAGTGACAGATAATTTACCAGGTATAGTTACTGTTGTACCATCATCTGATATTTGAGATGAGGTCATATGATGACTACCATCACCTTTAGAGAGGTAATTTGTAGTGATGCCAACTTCATTTCCTAAACCACTTGTATTTCTAGGTCCAGTGAGTAATAATCCACCATCATATGCTGCTCCAGATGGATTTGAGTAAATCCAAACATCATTTTGTGAATCCCACAATAATGACCCTGTTCTTCCTGTTGCTAATGAACCCGAATCTTTAACTGCTATGCCTCCAAATCGTACTGCGGGTGTAGATGTATTAACTGTTATAATATTTGTTGAGATATCAAGTTGAGATGAAGTAATATAAACTACACTTTGTGTTCCAAAAATTGTTAAATTGTTTAATATAGTTAATGAACCACTTAAAGTTAAATTTTGATTTAAAGTATTAAGATAGGAAGCAGTTTGAGCAGTTGTTACTATAGAACTAGTAGGTAAAGTAACTGATGCTCCTGTAAAAATTATATTATTGTTGTTATCTAATTTTATGCTAGCTTGACTTGAACCACTTATAAATGTTATAGAACCATTACTAACATATAAATCTTTCCATGCTGCAGTAGGTGAACCTAGGCTCCATGAAGATGTGTTGTTTGTAATAGGATCTCCAGGAATAAGATCACCTATAATCTTTATTATATTATCTGTATAGTAATTTAAAGCAGGTGTTACTCCATCTGATTGTAATAATTGTTTAGTATTCCAATTTATAGAGGCAACTTCATTAGAATCTAAAGTTTGTCGATTCTCCCAATCAACTGAGGTATTGCGAGAACTATCAGTTAAAATATATTCATTCCATTTTACAGTCTCAAATCCATTATTTCCTATTAATCTTCTATCACCCCAACTAACACCTGTTATTCCATCAGATGAAATTAAAGCTCTATTTAAAGTATCAAGGCTGTTATTATTAGTGACTGTATTATATACAAATAAACCTCCAGAAATTGTTTGGTCTCCTCTAAAAATATTTGAACCTGTTATTGCAAATGATCCAGTTTTTGAATTTAAAACATAATCAGAAGCAGATATAAAATTTGTAGCCCAACTTGCAGTACCATATAAACTACCTGTTAAAGATCCTGAAAGAGAATAGCTGTTTTTCCATTTAGATGAAGCAAAATCATATACTAAAGATTGTTTATCTGTTAAAGTACCTAATTGTACATCAGTTAGAGCTGATAAGTCTGATGCTCCTCCTCCACCACCTCCACTGCCTCCAACTACCGATCTAAATAATCCTGATTGGACTATTCTGTAGTCAGATGGAGTTGTAAAGCTACCATTACCTCTAATGAAAATAGTTGCTAATTGTATAGCATTTTGTTGTGTATTGGGTGTTTCTACAAAAGGTTCTTGTTGATAATCTCTTTGAGCTATATCTAAAGAATTATATTCACCTAATCCATAATAAACAACTATACCTTTTGTCGCACTATTTGGATACCAAAAAACACGGTAAGCGTAGTATTTACCACCACTAGTATTTACTAATGATCCACTACCATTTAGGTTATATTTAGTTACATCAATTCCTGTAAAACCTAAAGCATTGTTTGTGTCTTGAACAAAAGCTGACCCTGATTGATAATATCTAAATATTTTTGATACTGTAGTTCCTGGGTCTGTGATGTAGGAAGGATTATTAGGGTCTGTTTGGTAATTTCTACCATCTGCAAACGCTGTACCAGCAGCAACTGTTAAACCTAAAGAACTACTTGTGAGTAAGGTAAATCCTGATAGTTTAAGTGGTCCAAATGCTTTTATAAAGTCATAAGTTCTTTGTTTGTAACCATATGCTACATTTGGATAGGTGATTGAAGCATTTACAGTGGATTTGTTTTGGTGAAGAACTGTTCCTATTGATATAGATTCGTTGTACTGTCCATTAAACCATGGATCAGTTTGTTGAATTATTTGGCCATTGCTATCAATACCAATAAAGGTTTGAACAGCATTTGTTAATTCATTAATGCTTTGATTAAGAATATTATCCCAATTAACAAACTTTATTGTTGGATATGGATCATCAGTTAAAGAAGCATTTAAATCTACCACAATACCACTACCACTACTTACATTAAAAGTAGTTCCACCAACTGGAGCTGTTATATTTCCACCATGTAATAGTCCGGTATATAGATTACCTTCTAACCAACGTAAGCGAGTTACGTTATTGTATCCACTACCATTTTGACTAAAGTATAAGTCGTTTGTTGAACCTGATACATAGATATAAGAAGCAGAAATTGAAGTATCTATGTTTGTGCTTACAGGGTCAAATCTTATATAACCATCATGTAAAGTATCACCATATATTCTGACAGTGGGGTTATTTGTTCCAAATGCTCCTGAGATTATGATACTGCCTGATAATCTAGTATTTCCTAGCAGAGAATTATTTCCAATTTGTGTTGTGGAACCAGTTATATTTAAAGAACCAGTCATTGTAGTAGTTCCTTGTATATCACTTGATCCACTAATTCTTATACTACCGCTTAATACTGTATTACCAATAAGAGTATTATTACCAGTTTGTGTTGTAGAACCGGTTATATTTAAACTACCTGTTAATGTTAAAGTATTAGAAGCACTATTAAAAGTAAAGTTTGATGAGCCACTAAATAATCCATTTCCATTAAACTGTACTGAAGTATTAGGACCTTCAGGGACAGCTACTGCTGTGAATACAAAAGCAGAGCCTGTGCCGTCATAAACATTAACACCATCAGGGGTTTGTAAAACTCGTTGGTATGTATTCTCAATATTTTGACCTGTTAAGTCAAAGGGTCCAGCCATAACTTATTAATTTTTTTATTTAGGGAGTTTTGAGATAATCCCGTCTATAATTTCTTGAACTTGGTTTTGTTCAATTTTATTTTCTTGCAAATAAGTAGCCACAATGTTATTAACTTTATCTTTTTTAATAGTTAAGTTTTTAACATTGATATCTTCTTTAATTAACATCCTAACTAACTTAATTACATGTTCTGTTATAGGATCAATGTTTTCTTCTTTAATACCACTAACTTGAATTTTAGGAGTATTCTCCATTATAAGTTCTGCGTCTTGGGATTTAACTTCTACAGTTAATTTTTTAGATGCTTCAACTTGAAAACTTGATTTCCATGGTGTAAAATACGTATCCTCTGCGATGATCTCAAGCTTAATTTGACCTTCTGTGTTACTTTCTAAAAGACCTTTTAATTTTTTAATAGGAATAGTACATTTTCCATCTTTATTAATGGAACCATTGAATAAAAGATTTACATCTTCTGTTTCAATAATTAAACGAGCTTGACTATTTTTTAATGAAGCACCTTCAAGTTTAATATTACACTCAAATACTTCAGGTTTGTCTGTAAAAAGTTTATACATTTTATAAATCTACTTTTATATTTATTCCTAAAACTTCTTTAGCCACTAGGGCTATATCTGTTATACGTATTTTACGATCTATTATTTCTTTAGTTTCTTTGTATTCTTTGCCTTCAATCTTACAAAGTAATTTAATAAATTGTTTTTTCTTTTGTTTATCTTTCCATATGTCTTCAGGAGCTTTACCTCCTGTTAAACCTTCTAATACTTCAATTATTAGTGCGCAATCATCCCAAGTAAACGGATTTTTACTTTGGTTCGGGAATGGATTTGTATTCCAAGCAAAATTCGCTTTACCCCACTGGAATGGTATTCTTTGTTGCATTAATTAGTATTTAATTACACTCGTTCAATACTATATGATAAGGCTTTACTAGTGTGAGCTACTTGATTAGGTATCGCTGAGAAGAACATCCAATACTCTGTGTTGGCCATATCAGCGGTAAACTCAGAGATGGGAAGAGTGGTTGCAATGTCGTCTGTTGTAGATGTAGAACCAGAATTTATGAATCGTAGTTTAACGCCATCATAACTTAAATCTCGTTTTATTCCGACATATCTAATA